CGAGTCGTATTGGGACAGCGAAGAAGAACGTATTCAAGTATAGGTTATCCATTACCGGATAGATCGGCGTGCTCATTCGAGCGAATCCCGCCATACGGGTATTGAATGTATCGCCCGGCAGTACCTCATCACAGAGTATCGGTACTAAATAGCCAGAGTCGAATGTCGTTTTATGTCCATGCGATCGGTCAAACCTTGACCTTTCGATTGTTGCTTTTGGTACCTGCGCAAAATTGTGTGTCATGACTGATTTCATTGTTTAAGCCTCTTTTGCTGGATAGAGATTTTCGACGTTATGCTGATCTACCTTGTACGATGCAGCAGTACCCATATCACGAACTTCGTTGTCAATTGTTCCAGTGATGTTGTCGAACTTTCCGAGCTGGAACAGCTGGAAGTCATGCGGGTTTTGATTGAAGAGATGCCCTTTTTCAGTTGCAAGGTTGCTAAATGCACGGATAGCTTCAGCTACTGTCAGCATGAAAAAAGGAGTTTTAAAGGCTTCCGCCTTGTTGTCATAGATTGCGAATACTTTGAGTTCCATTTTCAATCCTCGTCTAGTTGTCGTTTAAGTTGTTTGATCTGTAACTTTTTACATTTTTCCCTGACCATTAGCCTGTCAGGTGTGTTGTTTGCTTCTACTGTTTTTGCGAACTTACGTCGCTGCGCTTTGATTTCCTCAATGTCCTCGTATTGTGAATCATAGTATTTTGGTGGACGCATTTTTTTTCCGTTGACTATAACGAAGTCAGACGGGTAACAATCAGATTTATATTTTTCGTACCAGTCTCTACCGATCCCTGGACGACGTGACATTGTTGTGTACTCGGGTATGACGTTGTAAACCTCACCAGTGAGAGGATCGATCCGCTCATATGTTTTTTTAAGATGTTCTGGTGTGTTTTCATTTATGTTTACTTTTTTCATTATGTACCTAGCAACGTACGCAGCACTGTCAAAAGTGACATCTCCGATCGTTGCGAAACCAAAGCCCCATACGTCAGTAAGAATGTCGCTAGTGTAAAGCTTATTATCATTGTTATTAGAAAAGATACTTTTATCAGGAAAATCGAAGTTGAATAGACACGCATGATAATGCGGTCGTAAATTTTGCTCTCCATATTCTCCACAGTGGAAGTATCGTATTTTCTCATTTGGGAAACGCTTCCTTAATCGTTTCATGAATTTTTGGAAATGTTGTTTATTGAGTCCGAAATCATCCGGCAGATTTTCGGGGCTATACGTAAGAGTAATGAAGCAATTATTTGTGTAAAGGCTGCTTTCATGTACGCACCTCATTGCCCATTGCCGGGATCTTTCCAGACGGCAGCCGACACACTGTCCGCATGGAAGTTTTACTGTGAGATCGGAGAACCCTTGTTCCCTGTTGAATACGACTCCTCGTTTTCCAGATTCGTTTATGTGTCGGGCCTTGTAGCCTGTAAGAGGGCTGTAGCATGGCATTAGACGCCCTCAGGCGCGTATACCGCCACGCATGGGGTTACCCCCTAAGTTTTTCCGATGGACGCGCACAGCGCCTCTAGAGAATGATTTACGGGACTTCCTGCGTGATACCCTGGACCTTTTGAACATGATTATTTCTCCTGTGAGAACAATGGTTTAAGTATATATTACTTTTGTTAAGATTAAAAACCTTAGTTTTCAATCAATTAGGGACAGTTGTCCCTGGTGTTTTTTTGGACTGAACCTGTTTGGTGTCAGTCCGACCAGTTACATCAAGTAAGGAACTGGTCATTCGGCCCCGGCTGCGGCCGTTTCCTGCGCCGCTGCCGGAGGTGTTGGCACGGGCTCTTTGGCCTCTGCAAGGCCGAGTTTTACCATCTCATCGATGTTTTTGGGATCGTGTACAAATTCCAAGAATTGTTCCGGGTTATTGTTAAATTTTTTGCGCAAATGTGATGGCATATCCGCGAACATTTCATTGCTGGCTATGATCATATTCATTGCGCTATGCAGATCTGTACTCTGCATGTCCATATATTCCGGCTGTCGCTTTGCGACAAAGTTGACGATCCCTGTTTTTTTGTATTTGGCGAGAATCAGATTGATGTCTGATTCGTCTTTACTCGATTGTTTTGTTTTCCCTGGGCCAGTATCTATCGTGGGCCTCGGGTAGTTTTCAATCTCGTCTATGTCTGCTTTTGTCATTTTACGAAATGCCATTGTTTATTCTCCTGAATAATAGTCGCGGTACTGTTCGCGACGACGTTGATGTTGAGTACGAACCTTGAATTTATCTATCTCGTCGTTTTCCTGCTTACTTATTCCTTTCTGTTTTTTGTAATCGTTAGCATCTTTCTTGATGTCAATTGTTAACGGTTGGTTTGCGTTTTTTGCGCTGTTCGCGCCTTGTTCCAAAACTGCTTTTGGTATGTCTTTACCACGGTTCATGATTGTGGCAAATATTTTGTCGGCAGTAGAACTGCCTGCTAATGACTTAGCGATTGCAACCTCTGGATATCGCTTCAAGATATCAGTCATTATGTTAGCCTCGACCAAATTCCGGTCGAGTATTTCCGTTTGAACCTGTGCCTGTTTTGCTGTTGCTATCGCTTGTTGTGCCTGTGGAAGTTTTATTTCCGGGACCTGAAACCCTGCGCCGAGTGGCGTAGATGCTCCGCCATATTTGGCGGAGAGTATCGGGTTTAATCCTGCTGCCTTTAAATCATCTACCTCACGCTGGTGGGCAGTGTTGGACATCTGTCGCTGAAAGCGCATCTGCCGCCTGGCAGAGTACGCGGAAAATGCTCCACTAATTAGTGGACCAACTGCAGCTTCGCCTATTCCGCCAGCCATTAAAAGTGATCCATCATGCCGGGTACACCGAACATCGGCATAGGCCTGACACAGTTCATCTGAAAATAAGTATCCATGATGAATTCCGGTTCGCTAGGAGTCGCTACGACGCGATCCACTGGTGGGGTATCTTCGATGAATGTTGAATTGAGTTGTGGTAATGAACTGAACTCCTGTGACAAATGCCACGAGTCAAGTGGTGTCGTGTACGTTGATCGAAATTGTCCCGTAATGATTGACGGTTTGTAACGGTATTCCGCATACCGCTCCTGGTAACCAAACACGTTGTCGTCTGTTGCCGCTAGTGATCCCTGTGCATAGATTTCCTTATTAAGTACTGCCTGTTCACCAATGTGTGACAGCGCCGGCCAATAGAAATCATATCGAGTTGAACGACTGAACATACGGTTTAATCCCTGCTGGTATGTAAGATCAGCACGGACATTTACCAGTCCGATGATCAAGCAGTGTTCTGTAAATGATTTCGTGAAGCCATGTCCTGTCAGTGCGGTTGTTGCATATGCAGCTAGATCACCAGCCTTAGATGTTAGTGAGAAGTTATCATTTGTTCGTGCTACTGGTGTTACATTGATTGTTGATTGTCCACCGCCGAGGTATTCGGGGCGCTGTAACCTTTGATCGGGTGATGTAACGCCGAAGTGAGAACGGATTATTTCCGTGTATCTTGTTCCGCCTCTAGCGTCACGCTCAATCAGTCTTTGAACCTGAAAAGCCTGTCGGAGCTGATTGATTGTTGCTGCTGTCGCTGTTGTTAAATCGACTACATAGGTCCCTGCAGGATCGAGATAAAGATCCTTTACACCGGGTTCCGACTCTAATGCGCTGTCCGAGCTGTTGGAGCCGAGCTGGGCGCTGCCGGCAAGTGCGCCATCTGAAACGTTTCGTAGAAACTGCTGTCCTGCTGTTACGTCGATCGGCGCAGATGTTCCCAGGGGCAAGTCGACTGAATCACCTTTTTGCGGCCACGGAAGGCATGAGGTGAAGTAATCATGACGCTTACCGCGTCTTAATAATACATAGTCAGCCGGATCGTCAGGGCCGTCGTCAGTATCGACGACGAGAGAATTCTGTAAGTTTTGATCCCTGAACCATTCGTTATAGATCAGATTATATGCACGATGGAATAGGGAACTGTGCTCGAGGTCGGGTATGTCCGTAGGTATTCCCATGTAATCGGAAAGTGACCCGACTGCATGACCTACACTTGCGGGGCTGTCCATTGTTGGAACCAGGTAGTCGATTGAGTCTCCTGGGTTCGACTGTTCTCCCATCATTTTTTGGAAGTTATCCCATACGAGTCGTATTGGGACAGCGAAGAAGAACGTATTCAAGTATAGGTTATCCATTACCGGATAGATCGGCGTGCTCATTCGAGCGAATCC